AATTGACCTATAAAATTATCACCTTGATACACCGTTAAGTATGAGCCAGCCCAGCCGTTACCTGCTAAATCTGTTAGTTCTAGCGTGTGAGTGCAACTATCTATAGCTTCATCTATGTTTGCCATAGGATCATAGTTAAAAGCTAGTGAGTCAGTACAGCCAAATAGTTTTGGTGTAAAACACATGCCTGTATCTACTGTTGCCTCTGGTAAGTACTCTAAAAAATATTCGTTCATACATCCGTATACAGGTGGAGGTGGTGCACAATCTTCTAGTGTAAATCCATGAAAAGAAGCATAACCAAAATCTGCAGAGTCTGGTTGAACTAATGTGTCACCACAATGTACTACGTAGTACGATCCGTCTTGACCGCCCCATAAGCTACCAGCCATACCATCGCCATATTGATCAGCTATATTAAATAAATAATCACCGTTAGGTATACATACTTGAATTACTTGCGGTTGATAATCTACTATGTCAATGTAAGGTCCACCAGTAACAATAGTATCTTCTAAAGGCGTAATAATAGCCCAAGAAGTTTCTTCTGGATATTGATCAGGATTAATAATTATATTTACATACGTGCCGTTAGGACATTGCGCAAACGCTATATTAACACATAGTAATAGTGTGATTAAATATTTCATTAAAATTTACTTATTATAAGTTCGTCTATATATTCTTGTATTTCTTTTCTAGTAGCAACCATCTTAAAACTTAAGTCTGCTTGAAAGCGTTTTACCTCTTCGCCTTCATCAAACACAATGATAGTAGGTACAATAGCAATAGCATATTCT